GCTATTCCTTACGCTAAATTAGAAGAGGAAATTGCAGACTATTTGATTAATGAAGTTCAACATGGATTCAGCGGTACAAAGGTTATAAACTTCAACAATGGTATTCCTACCGAAGAGCAACAAAGTATCATTACAAACAAAGTAAACGCACAATTAACGGGTTCTAAAGGACTGCGAACGATTGTAGCTTTTAATGCAAGTGAAACAAGTAAAACAACTGTAGACGATATTCCGTTAAATGATGCGCCTGAACACTATTCATATTTAAGTGAGGAGTGTTTACGTAAAATTATGTTAGGGCACAATGTAACGTCTCCTTTATTGTTTGGTATTGCAACTTCAACGGGTTTCTCGAGTAATGCTGATGAACTTAAAAATTCAAGTATTTTGTTTGACAACATGGTTATTAAACCTATGCAAGATGAGTTACTTGAGGCGTTTGATAGGATATTAGCTTACAACGGAATTACGTTAAAGTTATTCTTTAAGACTTTGCAACCTTTAGAGTTTATGGACTTAGAGAACGCACAAACAGAGGAGCAGATAGCTGAAGAAACAGGAACTGAATTAAGCGCTGTAAACCCATTAATAGAATTAGGCGAAGACGAAAGTTCTGAATGGTTATTAATTGATGAGTTTGAGGTTGACTACGATACAGACGAAAAGGAAAATGAGATTTTAAGTGGTGAAGTAAAACAAAGTTTATTGTCTAAGGTTGTTAACCTTGTTAGCACTGGTTCGGCTTTTCCTAACTCAAAAAGTGAGCAAGACGAAAATATCGAAGGTATTAAATTCATTACTCGTTATGTTTACGCAGGTGAAACTACCGAAAAGACGAGACCTTTTTGCAATCAAATGATTAAGGCTAATAAGATATATCGTAAAGAAGATATTTTAAGAATGGGTAACAACGTTGTAAATGCAGGTTGGGGTCCACGAGGAACTGACACTTATTCTATTTGGTTGTATAAAGGTGGTGGTAATTGTCACCATAGATGGAACAAACGAGTGTATGCAAGTTTTGAAGGCGTAGGTATCGATGTTTATTCTCCAAGAGCAAGACAAGTAGCTTCAAGAAAAGCTGAAAAATTAGGTTATGTAATTAAGAATCCAAACTTGGTAAGTCAAAGACCTATTGATATGCCAAACAGAGGGTTTTTACCAAAAGATTAAAAGATGGCAGAAGCGTTATTGATTACGAGAGACGATGTTGTAAAGTTTACTGCTATGAATGGCAACGTAGACACGGACAATTTTATACAATGGATTAAAGTAGCTCAAGATATTCACATTCAAACATACTTAGGCACTAAGTTACTGGACAAAATAAAAGATGATATTGTAAACGATGATTTAGGTGGTAATTATTTAACGCTTGTAACGACTTATATAAAGCCTATGCTGATACATTGGGCAATGGTTGAATATTTACCCTTTGCAGCGTACACAATCGCTAATAAAGGCGTATTTAAGCATAATAGTGAGAATGCTACAAACGTAGAAAAAGACGAAATAGATTTCTTAATAGAAAAAGAGCGTTCAATAGCTCAACACTATACAGAAAGATTTATTGATTACATGAGTTTTAATCAAGATTTATTCCCTGAATACAACTTAAATTCAAATGGGGATATGTACCCGGACACACAAAACAATTATTTTGGATGGTTCATTTAAAGAAATACAAGCCTAAGGCTGAAAACATTAAAAAATTAGAAATTTATTTAAACAAAATAAATGGCGGACGTAAAGATAAGTCAACTAACAGCGAAAGCGGCAAAGGTTGAAAGCACAGATAGAATTCCAATAGCAGACTTTAATGGCACTACTTACGATACTAAGTATGTAACTGGAGCACAAATCAATGAATTGAGTTTAGATACTTCACCTCAATTAGGTGGTAACTTAGATGTTAACGGACATACTATTACAAGTGCTTCAAATGCAAATGTAATTATACGACCTAACGGAACAGGAACAGTAGTAACAGAAGTTAAATTCAATACTCAGACAACTAATTATGTTCTTGACCCAACAGACGCGAGTAGACTTGTTGAAATGAATTTAGCAGGTGCAAATACTTTAACGATTCCTACGAATATTGTAGTGCCTTTTGAAATAGGAACACAAATATTAATAGCTCAATACGGAGCAGGTCAAACAACGATTACTGCAGCAGGTGGTGTAACATTACGTTCAAGCGGTGGTAAAACAAAAATTGCTGCTCAATATGGCGTAGCTACATTAATAAAGCGAGGCACAAATGAGTGGTATTTAGCTGGAGATATTACTACTTAGAACAAAACACGAATCATTAAGTTATAAAAATAGAAAATAATTAAAAACATAATAAAATGTCAATTACAAGAATAGATACAATAGCAGCTCAATCAGGAACGTTTATTGTAAATAACACGGATGAAAAGACGGTAAATTCTCAAGCTATAATAGTTTTAGAAGATACTGTATTTAGTTCTATAAAAGTTGGTGGTTCAGATGTTAAATCGTCTTATATTGCGGCTACTGGGACAGCGGTAAAAGCGGGTGCTATCATTCGCGGTTTACAAGGTGCTGTATTTAGCGGTGTTCAATTAACTTCAGGAAGTGTTGCACTTGTATTGGTTTAGTTATGTATGGATACGGAAATAGTATGTTCTTAGCAACACAAGGAATATTAGCACGAACTGCAAGTGGTGGCGGTGTAGACCCTGATGCACAAGCATTCATAACGGCAGCTGCAATAACAGACCCTACTCAACAAAGTGCTATTATAACTTTGGTTACTGACTTAAAAGGGTATTCTATTTGGACAAAGATGAAGGCTTTGTATCCGTTTGTTGGCGGTACAGCTTCAACTCATAAATGGAACCTCAAAGACCCACGCGACTTGGATGCTGCGTTTAGATTAGTGTTTAGTGGCGGTTGGACACATAGCTCAACGGGTGCTACTCCAAATGGAACTAATGCTTATGCTGATACTAAATTAGACTTAATAAATAATACTACATTAAACTCAACAAGTTTTGGTGTATATTCAAGAACTAATAGTAACGGTACTGAAGTAGAAATTGGAGCTGAAGGGAGTGCCCCTACTTCGGGTAGTAATATTTTTATAAGATTTTCGGGAGTTACATATGCTCGTGTCAATTCTTTGCAGGCGTGGATAAGTTATTCTGATACTGATTCAAGAGGTTTCTATATTTCTAATAGGACGGCTTCAAATGTTGTAAATACTTGGAGAAATAATGTTAAAAAAGCAACAGGAACAACACCTTCTTTATTGCCTGTTGGTAATGTAAGTTACACTTTAGGAGTTAATAATGTTGCAGTTGGAGCAAAACAATATTACTCTACTAAAGAACAAGCATTTGCATTTATTGGTGACGGTTTAACAGACACAGAAGCGGCTAACTTTTATACAGCAGTACAAGCATTCCAAACAACTTTAGGACGTCAAGTATGAAACTAACAGATTTAACAACAGAACAAAAGTCAACCTATGTCGGACTCTTGACAGAGGTACAAAAAGACGAATTAATCGGTCAATGGTATGCACCTGACAGCTACTTTAATCCTATACAAGATGTCAATGATAATTGGATTATTTCAGTAGAAGAAATGGAGCAATGTGTAAACCCTGATTTTATGTGGGTCAAAGACCTTGACTTAATTCCATACGAGCCTAAGCCAACACCACCACCTTTTGAAAATTAATTAGATGTTACCAGTTACACAAATATTAGATATTATTAAAAAGCAAGGCGCAACGGGAGTTCTTGCGTTATGGTTATGGTATACGCATTCAGATGTTCAAGACCTTAAGCATCGTCTTTATGATTGTTACGGAAAAGATAAAACTTCGTCTGCAACTAAAGAAATTAAAGATACTTCAGTTGTTGCTATAATACCAAAAGACGAATTAAACGAAATAAACGAAGAATGAGTTACGACTGGTTAAAAAAAGAAACAGCACCTAAAATCTTAGTTCAGGCAGTTAAACAACTTGGAGTTAAAGAGTTTGTAGGTAAATCGCATAATCCTATAATATTAGGTTGGGCAAAAGACTTAGGTTTATCAAACGTTTACACGAATGACGAAATACCTTGGTGTGGTCTTTTTGTAGCTTATTGTTGTCATGCTGCAGGATTAGAAGTAGTAGAACGTCCGTTATGGGCTTTAAACTGGAATAAATACGGAACTAAAGTAACTGAGCCTATGTTAGGCGATGTTCTTACATTTAAACGAAATGGTGGCGGACACGTAGGAATCTATGTAGGTGAAGACGATACACATTATCATGTGTTAGGAGGTAACCAAAACAATTCAGTAAGCGTTTCACGTATTGCTAAAAATAGATTAAACCAAGCACGTAGAACAGCATGGAAGATAGCTCAACCCGCTAATGTTCGCAAGGTACATTTAGAACCAAAAGGAGTAATAACAACAAATGAAGCATAAAATGGCAAAGAAAAATTTAAAAGTAGAAGTAGATACCGAAAACATAGACGTTAAGGTTGAACGCAAAGACGGAAACGTAAAAGTAGATTACGATTCTAAAAACATAGATATTAAAGTTGAGAAGACTGCCGAGGGGTCTGAGGTGAAAGTTGAGGCTAACGGCGGTTTTTTCAAGTTAGTAGGAAAAATATTAGGAAAAGTTTTGTTACGTAGAATAAAGTAATATCTTTGTACTGATTTTTGCATATTTCATAATTTTAATTGTTAACAGAACCCTTACTTCGGTAGGGGTTTTTTCATTTAGTAAAAAAATATTTTGTTAAAAATGTAACCTTATATTAAAAAGTATAGTATATTTGTCAAAACAATTAAATTTTAAACTATGAAAAATTACTTTTACGACTTGTTAGACCAAGTTACACCAGCAAACGATGAGCATAAAGACATTTTAAGGTGCTTTTTAGGCTTTTTCCCGCTACTTCTCGTAACGATTGGTGCATTGTATTCACTTTTAATTTTTATGCGATGAGAACGAAGAAAAACACGAAACCAACTTTTCTTGAAATTATTAACTATTGGCATGACCAAAAGAAAAAGAACTTAGGTAGGTTTAACATGGAGCATTATTTAAGAGTTTGTCAGGCAAAAGCATATAATGTAAGATTTGATGAAAACAATAATATGATTAGAATATGAAAGCAAAAGAAGTAACAGCTGTTTTTGAATGGACGAATGAATCCGTCTTATTGCAGCAAATAGAACGTTTAAAAGAATTACTTTTACAAGGCAAGGAATACCATGAGGATGTTTACGATAAAATGAATCTCCAGTTTATGCAGAAATACGAACGCACTCGAAGTTTTAAAGTAATTAACCATAACGAAATAATTATAAAATCTAAAGTATGACACCGAAAGAATTTGCAATAGAATTAGTAGATAAGTTCTACATTGGACTTGGAATAAAAGATTATAGAGTAGCACGTAACTGCGCTATATTTACTTGTCATCAAAGAATACAAGAAACCCTTACGTTAACACGAATTAAGTTTTTAAAAGAAGTTATAACAGAAATTGAGAAACTATGAAAGTATTTAAACTATACAACCCTAAGCAAAAGATTGACTATCGTAAAATAAAGCAATGGGGGGTTCGTGTTAATATATCAAATAATTTTTATAAGAATTTTGAGTTTGATTAAAAAATAATTATTATATTTGTAAACGGTTCCGTCTGACATTATAGAACCTAAAGAAGTTATTAGCCTTTTAAATGAATGCGAAGTCAGACGCGCAGGATTTTAGAAGGCTTTTTTATTTATTAAAAATTTATTTTATGAACATTTTAGAAAAAGCAAATGAAATAGTTTATTTGCGCAGTGAAGAAAAAGAAAGAATGTATGGAGATTTTCATACTTGCATGCACAAAACAGCAAAAATTGCAAGTGAATTATCAAATAAAGAATTAACTGTTATTGATTGTTATAATATTTTAATTGCTTTAAAGTTAGCTCGTCAATCTAATTCACATAAAGAAGATAATTTATTAGATGCAATAGCTTATATGGCTTCATTAAATGACTTAAATAATTTATTATGAATAATTACGAATTAAACTATTCAAATGTAATGTCATATTGCATGAAAAAAGGGATTAAAGTAATTGGAAGAAATGGAATTACTCGACAAATAACAGGAGCGCAAATTAAAGCTAATTTAAATGAAGGTTTTCCCGTTGTTACTGGCAAACAAATATTTCCAAAATCTTGTTTTGTAGAAACTGAGTGGCTTTTATCTGGGCAATGTAATATTAAATTTTTAAATAATTATAATGTTCATATTTGGGACAAATGGGCAGATGAAAATGGCGATTTAGGACCTGTTTACGGGTATCAATTAATAAATTTTAATGGAATAAATCAAATTGAAAATATTATAAAAGAGTTTAAATTAAATAAATACTCAAGAAGATTGTTATTTAATATGTGGAATCCATTTGATTTAAATAAAATGAATTTACCACCTTGCCATTATGCATTTCAATTTATTGTAACAAATAATTATGTTGATGTAGTTGTTAGTATGAGATCTTTAGATTTATTTATTGGGCTACCTTATGACATGGTTATGTATGCTACAATTTTACATTCATTTGCTAATGAGTTTAATTTAATAGCTAATGAAGTTGTTATTAATGCTGCTAATGCTCATGTATATGAAGAACATATAAGTAAAGCAGCAATATATTGTGGAAGGAAAAAGCATAAATTACCTAAATTAATTAAATGCAGTAAATTTCAAAATTTTAAATATAATGAAATGCAAATATCAGATTATAATTATGAGCCAAGATTAATAGTTAACGTAATAAAATAAATAAAAATGAACTTAAAAAATGAATTTCAGCCAATCCGCGATTGGGCACAAGAAAAAGGAATCTATGATAAAGGGGATATTAAAACTCAATATATTAAATTTCAAGAAGAAGCTGGAGAACTAGCAAAAGCAATTATTAATAATGATAATAAAGAAATAATTGATGCTATAGGCGATTGCATTGTTGTGTTAACATCAATTGCAAAATTTAATGGCGTTCATATTGAAGAATGTATTAATAGCGCATATAATGTAATTGCAAAAAGAAAAGGAACAATGATTAATGGAAGTTTTATAAAAAATAAATAACATGAGAACATATTTAGCAAAAATTAAAATACCTACAGAAATTAAAAATGAATCGACCGGGTTAATAGGCGAAAAAATATTTGAATTATGGTTTAAATATAATTTTGCAGACGAACCATTATTTAAACAGTCGGCTGATAGGGACTTTCAAAAAATAGATTTTGCAGACCATAAAGGTTATACATATCAAGTTAAAGCCACAAAAGCTAAAACATACACATTTAATTGTGATTTAGAAAGCGCTGGTGAATACTTAAATAGCGAGCTATATGTTTTTATTCAATTAGAAGATAACTACGCTTATATTGAGCCTATTTGCAAAAAAGAGGACGTTTTAATTAAATTAAAAAAATCATTTATAGAAGATAAAAAATGTTTTCTTTATATTAGCGACCTTTTTCAACAAAAATTATTTATATGAGCGGTTGGATAAAACTTCATAGAAAAATAACAGAAAATCCGCTATATTTTTCTGAACCATTTAATAGATCAATGGCCTGGATTGATATGATATTAATTGCTAATCATTCAGATAACTATTTTTTTAAACGTGGTATTCGTGTTAATGTAAAAACTGGTGAAATAGGTTATGATTTAGATACTTTAGGCAAACGTTGGCAATGGTCAAGAGGTAAAGTTGAAAGGTTTATGCAAATGCTTGAAAATGATAAACAAATAGTAAGGCAAAAAACAAATGTAACTACCTTAATATTAATAGTTAACTACAAAGAATATCAATGTGATAGTAAAGCAGATAGTAAAGCAAATAGAAAACCAAATAATAAAGCAGACGGAAACAAACAAGAATTAAAAGAATTAAAAGAAGAAAATATATATAGGGGATTTTCACATTTATCTATTTCATTTGATGAGTTTAACAAGTTATGTATTGATTATACTAAACAACAAATTGATGATATTTTAGATCAAATTGAAAATTATTCTCAAAATAAAAAATTTAGTTCTTTATATTTGACGGCTAAAAATTGGTTAAAACGTAATAAAAAACAAAATGAAATTACAATAGTTGACCCATTAGTAGAATACGTTAACAAACAATTAGGATTATGAAAGGCGATGCGGTTCAATACTTGCTTGACTATAAACACGGCAAAATAAAAAAGGGTTACGGAATAGATTGTTTCTTAGATGAACATCTTAGGTTTAAACGTAAACAGCTAAATATTATTTTAGGACACGATAACGTTGGTAAGACTTATTGGATTAATTGGTATTTTTTGACTTTGGCAGTAAAACACGAATTAAGATTTTGTATTTGGAGTGGAGAAAATCAAAAAGGTCAAATCTTACGAGATATGATTCAAATGTATTTAGGAAAAAAGTTTTCTGAAATAGATGATAAAAAAATATTAAGCACCGCTACATTTCTTGAGCAATATTTTGATTTTATACCAAACGATAAACTTTATACACCTGCGGATATTTTAAAGCTGTTTAAAGATAGTGAATGCGATGCGGGATTAATTGACCCTTTTACTGGACTTGACCGACCTATGACTTATGAAGGTAATTATCAGTTTTTAAATCAGGCAAGGCAATTTGTAAATGAATCAGGAATGACAATTTACATAAACACGCACCCAAATAGCGAAAGTGGTAGGAGTGGTAACTTATATCCTGAAAACCATCAATGGAAAGGACACCTTAAACCACCTTTAAAAGACCACGTTGAGGGCGGTAAGGCTTTTTTAAATAGATGTGATGATATGTTTGTTATTCATAGGCTAATAAAACACGAAACAATGAAATATTACACTATGGTTAACGTAGAAAAAATTAAGGATATGGACACTGGAGGAATGCATACGAGATTAGATGAACCAGTACTATGTGAATTTAATAATGGGTTAGGCTTTAAAATAAATTCAGTCAACCCGTTACAATCTGTAACCAATTCAAATAGTTTTCCTGCTAAACAACTTCCTTTAATTGAACCCGACATAGTTAACGGAAAAGAATTAATTTCGTTTAGTGAAAAGTTAAAACAAAACCCTTTTTGATTATTATAACAAGCAAAAACACGAATAAATGGACGAATTGAATATTATATCAGCCAAAGTAGGAATACAAACTACTTTCTTAAAAGTTAAAATAAGTTTAGAGGAGATAAAGACGAACCACCCAAATAGAAAAGACATAATAGATTCAATGGAGCGAACCTTAGCAGACCTTCAAGAAATTAGTTTAGTTTATGCAACGATGGAGAAAGAATATAGGGCAGCTTTACAACAAAACTTTAGACTTGAAAGATTACTTCAAGAAGAGAAATTCAAAGTTCAAGATTTAAAAAGCCAATTAAATTTTAAAGATGTCACGCTGTAAACATTGTAAAGAAAAGTTTGAGCCGGTTAAATTTCTTCAGAAATACTGTTTAAAAGATGAATGCGTTCGTGTTTGGGTAGAATATGAAAAGACAAAGACTTGGAAAAAGACGAAAGCTAAAATGAAAAGCGATCTTGAAACTATCCAGGAACTAATTAAAGCTACTCAAATAATATTTAACAAGTATATCAGATTAAGAGATAAAGGTCAAGTTTGTATATCCTGCCAAAAGAAACCATTAAAAGAAAACGCAGGTCATTACTTCAACGCAAATAATCATTGGAACGTTCGCTTTAATGAATTGAATGTTCATCTACAATGTGAACACTGCAATACCTATTTAAGTGGAAACCTAATTGAATATCGAAAAGGATTAATTAACAAGATAGGAGAAGAACAATTAATACTTTTAGAAGCGGAAGGTCATAAAACACGGAAGTTTACAAAGGAAGAGTTAAAGGAAATAATTAACATCTATAAAAAAAAGATTAAACAATTAGAATTATATTAAAAAGAATAACTATATTTGAACCAACAATTAAAACTTAAATTATGAGCGTAACAAATTTTGAAGAGTTCACACACGAACTTACAAGCGAAGAAATGGAGATTCTGCCAGTAGTGGTTCACGGATTCCGAAACTACAAAAAGGAAAACCCTATTAAAAGCGAATTAATAGTAACCCGAATGAACGAATATCTAAACACGAAAGGTTATAAAATTAAAATGAATGGTCCGCGTTTGCGTAAAATGGTTAACTACATTCGTACAAATGGAATAATACCACTTATTGCGACGTCACACGGCTATTTTACAAGCGATTGTAAGCAAACTATTCAAGAACAAATACAAAGTCTTCAGGAACGAGCAAATAGCATTGAACGTTGCGCAACAGGATTAAAGAAATTTTTATAATTTTTTTATTCTTTAGCATTATATTAGAAAATATAGTTATATTTGTAAAACAATTAAATTTAAATTATGAAAAATCTATTTAAATCGTTGGCAGCCTTCCAACAAGAAGTGCCAGTAATTCACAAAGGAACACAAGGCTACGGATATTCGTATGCTGACCTTCCTAAAATCTTTGAAGTTATTAACCCGTTATTACAAAAACACGGATTAGGCTTTACCCAATTAATTAATGGTCAAACAATAGTAACGTGTTTATTCCATTGTGAAAGTGGAGAAAACATAGAAAGTAAAACGGATATTCCGCAAGGTGTTCAACTTAAAGGAATGAATGATTTTCAAGTATTAGGTTCTGCAATCACTTATTTAAGACGTTACGCACTATCTTCGATTTTAGGTATTGTAACCGACAAAGATGTTGACGCAGCAGGTGAGCAAATAAAACCCATAAAGACGGAAAAAAAGCCTACGATACAAGGTGAACGTTTTTTAAAAGCAGTAGAAGCAATAAGAGCAGGTGAATTTACAGCCGAAGAACTACAAGCAAAGTTTGAATTAAATGAAGTTCAACAAAAAGCATTGTTACTGATATGAAAATACGTTGCTCACAAATAGGAAAATTAATGACAAGCCCCAAAACAAAGGGGGAGGTCTTATCTAAAACTACAAAAACCTACATTCAGGAACTTGCAATAGAACATAAATACGGAATACGTAAAGAGTTTTGGTCAAGATATACTGATAAAGGCAACCAAGTAGAAGATGAAGGAATCGAATTAGTTAATGAGGTACTTAATTTAGGGTTTATATATAAAAATGATGAGAATCTAACCAACGATTATTTAACTGGAACGCCAGATGTAAGCACAAATGAAATTCTTTTAGA